AAAGCCGTTCCCTGTCCGCCAAATCCCATGACCGCTGAACCGCTAGTCGGGCGAGCCTCCAAGATTGGCAAGCACGGAGCAAAGGTATTCTGCGTGATGGCAAATTCGTGCTAGCGAAGGTGAGCCCTTGACTGCGTGGTGCCGACACCCTGGGTTGCGTACTCAGCAAAGAGGCAAGCCCAGATGCAGACGCTCAGACATCGCCGTAGTGCGAGCCTACTGAAACTGGTGAGCGCAGGTGCATAGCACCAGCACAACGATTGAGGTAAGGGCTGTTCGAAGCCCAGTTACCATAAGACCAGAAACGGGCATAGAACAATATACTGTCTAGTTAGAATACGCTCCCAGAAATAGGGAGGTAGTCTGCGCAGATAGAACCCAGTCAGAAGCCCAGACTAACTGTACAGGCTGTCGTCAGACTAACAGTTCTGGGGTCTAGATGACCCCAGACTGTTAAAACGGTGACCCAGTTAGTATGTGTATCTCTACAAAAAATATTTCTGTACAATAGTATACCCCCAGTCTGACCTGCAGTTTTATAAATAGTTCTATAAAAAGTGTTCGTTTGACCTGTTTGAACGGATTAAGTATATATAGAGACTATAATAGATTCGCAAGTCTTTTTAATAGCCTTGCTCATCCTGTACAGTAGTCTGTATATAACTGTTACAAGGCAGGTGAATACTGCCTATTTTAGGGGAGCATATGACATTCGAAAAGGGGGCTGAGAACCCCAACCGTGCAAAGGCTAATGCTGATAAGCAGAAGGTTCTAGACCTGGTATCCGAAGGTATGTCTGTAGCCACGGCTATGACTAAGATGGGGAAGAAGCCTGATACCGCCCGCATCTGGATAATGCGAGACCCAGATTTTGCTCGTAGGCTAGAGCAGGCTAAGGAAGACGCTAAGACCAACTCCATCAAGGCGCTGGGAATTCCGAAGGATGAAATATCCTTTGCCCAGTTTTCTGAGATGTTCTTGGGGTCTAAGGTGTTTCCACACCACCAGGACTGGATTGATATGATTGAGGGGCGCGACCCCTCCTGGCTCCACCCTGGTATGACCTATGAGCCTGGGGACAAGACTCGTATGCTCATCAATGTTCCACCTGAGCATGCCAAGTCAACCGTAATCACGGTCAACTATTCGACCTACCGTATCGCCATCAATTCGAATGTCCGCATCATTGTGGTTTCTAAGACGTTGAACAAAGCGCGTGAGTTTGTATACTCAATTAAAAATAGGTTGTCCCACCCTCGTTACGCCAAGATGCAAAACACATTTGGTCCTGAAGGCGGCTGGAAGGGTGATGCAGACACTTGGCGCGTAGATACCGTCTACCTTGGTGGCGATGCGCGTGATTCATCTGAGAAAGACCCAACCATCCAAGCCCTAGGTATGGGCGGTCAGATTTACGGCGCTCGTGCTGACCTGATTATCCTAGACGACTGCATCACTACGGCTAACGCCCATGAGTATGAGAAGCAGATTAACTGGCTACAGAAGGAAGTTATTACTCGTCTTGGCAAGAACGGCAAACTGCTTATCGTAGGAACCCGTATTGCAGCAACAGATTTCTATAAGGAACTTCGTGACCCGAAGTACTGGTCTAACGGCAAGTGCCCCTTTACCTATATGGCTATGCCAGCGGTATTGGAGTATGCAGAGAAGCCAGAAGAATGGAAAACTTTATGGGCTAAGTCCGACATCCCTTGGGATGGAGATGATGACGAGCCTGATGAGAATGGGTTATACCCCAAGTGGGACGGGCTTGCTTTACATAAACGGCGCGGTGAGGTAACTGCCTCTACTTGGGCGCTGGTCTATCAACAAGAAGATATAACTGAAGATGCAATCTTTTCACCAGCACTGGTGCAAGGCTGTATCAACGGCATGCGAAAGCGCGGGCTTCTTGACCCTGAGAAACCTGGACACCCAACTGTTGTTCGTGGGTATACCATCATTGGCTTTGACCCTGCTATGGGTGCTGGGCATGCAGCATTTGTGGTTATTAACTATAACTCTGCTGACAGTCGTATCTATGTACTTGACTGTGTAAACATGTCTGAACCTACACCAGGAAAGATTCGGGACACAATTGAAGACTTGGTTACGAAGTACCGCCCTAATGAGTTGCGTGTTGAGATTAATGCTCATCAAAAAGCGTACTCGCTAGATGATGATTTACGTAACTGGCTTGCTCAGTATGGCTGTGATTTAAAGCCACACTTTACTGGTAAGAACAAGTGGGACACAAACCTTGGCGTTGCTTCTATGTCTTCCTTTTTTGGAACGGCAATAGATGGCAAGTTCCAAAATAACAACTCAATAGAGTTCCCATCTACTGATGGTTCAGAAGGCATTAAGTCCCTACTGCAACAGTTGATGACATGGAAACCAAATACACGCGGTAAGACCGACTGTGTTATGGCTTTATGGTTTGCCGTCTTACGTGCAAAGGAATTAATGCAGGCGGCTTCGTTTACGAACCGATATAAAGAAAATCGTTGGGCAACTCGTGCTCAACTTAAAAAGCGACAGTCCATTAATCTTGACGAAGCATTCCAAGAGCAATGGCAAGAAAACTATGGATAGGAACTATTATGGCTCGTTCAATTAAAATTGAAAGCATTGGTGGTGGAACCCGTGGAGTAGGTGGTTCTGTTTCTCGACCAGTAAAAAAATCTGTTAATAAAGCAATGTTAAAAGCAAATGCAGAAAAAACTGGTCGTAGAACAATTGGTTCTACAACTTTAAATAAAAAAGGACAAGTTGTTGAATACATGTCTGGCAAAAAAGTTACGGGAACTGCTCGCAAAATTAAAGATAACTCTCAACGTACTGAACTAGAGGCTAAAGGATATTCAAAACGCGCTTCGCTTCCAAAATATCCAAGTAAAAAAAATATTGGAAATCCAGACAAATTAACTACACCTAAAGTGCCAGTAAAGCCAAAGGCTTCACGTACTCGTTCAGGAAAGAAGTCTAAGTAATTATGGCGCGTTCAATTAGAATTGAAAGTATTGGTGGTGGCTCACGTGGAGTCGGCGGTTCTGTTTCTCGAACAGTTAAAACAACAAAGGGTAAGGCAAAAGTAAATCGTAGAGTAAATAACATTAATGACGAGGCTGACAACCGAACTGGTGGAGCATTTGGCTATACTTATAACAAAAGTAAACTTAAAGAAGTTGTTGATAATTCTGGCACTACAAAAGTAAAACCACGTAATCTTGGTAAAACATTAAAACAAATTGCACCAAGTCGTAAAAAAGAAGTAAAAATAGTTAATAAAATTATAAAAAATCGTGGCGAAGCAATTAAACCAAATGTTAAAGTAAATCCAAGAAATGTACCTAAAGTACCAGTAAAGCCAAAGGCTTCACGTACTCGTTCAGGAAAAAAGTCTAAGTAATTTTTAATCAATCGTTAGGACACAAATGTTAACAATTAAGCAGATTGCGGCGCGTGTTGAGTCGCTTAAACACCGCGCCCGCGAGCGCGATTCACGACATGAAGATGTTCTAGCAGTACGTCGTGGTCAGATTTCTAGCGTATATCCTGATTTCTTTCCAGATGGTGTTGATGCAAACGTAGTTGCAAACTTTATTGACATTGTTGCACGCGACCTCTCTGAGGTAATGGCTCCGCTTCCTGCTATTAACTGTTCTGCAATTAACCAAGTAGAAGATAAATCACGCAAGTTTGCTGACAAGCGAACTCGTATTGCTTCTAACTACTTCATTAATTCAGACCTGCAAGTGCAGATGTATACTGGTGCAGACTGGTACATCACATTTGGTTTCGTCCCATTCATTGTTGAGTTCGACGAAGAAGCAAAACTGCCGCGTATCCGCATAGAAAACCCTGTAGGTGCTTACCCAGAGTATGACCGCTATGGACGCTGCGTTGCTTTTGCTAAAAAATACCGCATGACAATGGCAGAACTTTGTGCTCAGTTCCCTGAACACGAAGAAGGCATTCTTGGTGATGATGGTTATAACCAAGATATGAATGGTTACCTAACTGTCATTCGATACTATGATAAAGAGCAGTCTGTAATTTATATTCCAGAGCGCAATAACTATCCAGTATCTGTTGCGGAAAACCCAGTCAAGAAGATGCTAGTTCACATTGCACGTCGCCCATCTGTTGATGGCGAGATGCGTGGACAGTTTGATGACGTACTCGGTATTCAGTTGCTTCGCAATCGTTTTGCATTACTTGCAATGGAAGCAGCAGAGAAGTCTGTTCAGTCACCTATCGTCTTGCCTAGTGACGTTCAAGAGTTTGAGTTTGGTGGAGATGGAGTAATCCGCACCAACAATCCTGCTGGCGTTCGCCGTGTAGAACTTCCTATCCCTGCTGGTGCATTCAATGAACAGCAGATACTTCAAGGTGAACTACGCACAGGAACACGTTATCCAGAGTCACGTACTGGTAACGTAGATGCTTCGATTATTACGGGACAGGGCGTTCAAGCCCTTATGGGTGGATTTGATACGCAGGTTAAATCTGCTCAGGCTATCTTTGCTTCAGCACTTAAGAATGTTATTTCAACATGCTTCTGTGTTGATGAAGTTGTATTTGATGTTAAGAAGACAGTTCGTGGCGTAGATGCTGGTTCACCATACGCTATTGAATACACTCCATCTAAAGACATTAAGGGTGACTACTCTGCAGATGTCAGATATGGAATGCTTGCTGGATTAAACCCAGCACAGGGACTTATTTTTATGTTGCAGGCTTTGGGTGGCGACTTAATCTCAGTTGACTTGGCTCAACGAGAAATGCCGTTTGGTATTAACGTCACACAAGAGCAAGAGAAGATTGAAGTTGAAAAACTTCGCAAGGCTCTCATTGGCTCACTGCAAGCATATACACAAACAATTCCACAGTTAGCAACTCAGGGACAAGACCCATTGCCTATTATTCAAAAGATTGCTATGGCAATCAAGGGACGTAAAGAAGGCAAGTCTATTGAGGATGTTATTGAGGAAGTGTTTACACCAGAGAATCCTCCTGCTGGGGCTGCAGTTGAGCAACCCGTCCCCTCTGCTCCTGGCGCTCCAGTAGGAGGCGCTCCTGCAGAAGGACGACCAGATTTACAGATGCTGCTTAGCCGTTTAAATTCTAGCGGTGAAGCAACAGGTTCGGCACAAGTTAGACAGCAACGAGTAATTTAAGGGGGATAGTCATGGCTCCACGCAAGAAACCAACAAGAGTACGTACTGTTAAAAGTGATGACTACACTCCATTAGAAAAATACTGCATTGCTGTAAATGAATATTACAAAGCATTACGCACTGCAGGTTTTTCTGAAGGTGTTGCTATAACAATGATTCAGGATAGAAATTCATATCCAGACTGGATTATTCCAGACCTACCAAATAAAATCGATAGTATTCCATATGATGATGATGAGGATGAGGACTAATGGCACAGCAAGGCGGTTATCGTAAGCCAGAGAATCCTGCACCTATGTCAGGACCTGGTGCTTTATCACAACGCACAGATGGTGGACCAGCGCAAGGCGCTAGATATATTTCTGGACTTCCATATGGACAGGGACAAGCAACATATGACCAGCAAACTGCTGCTCCTATGGCTGCTGCATCACCTATGCCATCTGCACCTGCTGCTGCACCAATGGAAATGCCAACACCATTAATGGCTCCAACATCAAGACCTAATGAACCAATTACTGCTGGGATTAATATGGGTGCTGGTCCAGGTTCAGAAGTTATGATGGATAGACCATCAGAAACAAAAACTATTACTGATACATTACGTGAACTTATTCGCTTTGACCCTAGTGGAGATACGGAACTTATTTATAGAACTCTTGTTGACGAAGGATACTAATGACAACAAAAGTTAATTATATTGTAAATAGGTTAAGCCCTAATATTTATGCAGCAGCACAACAAGCAAATTTGCCTGCAAATCAAGTATCTCAATTAGAACAACTTGGTTGGACTGTTGATAAAAATCGTAGTTTAATGAAACTTCCTTCTGAGGAAGCACGTAAACAATTTTCATCACTTGCACCAGAAGTACAAGAAAAAATTAAATTTCTTTATCCAGATGCAGATTATATAAAAGAACCAGATACATTAGGCGATAGAGTTATTGGTGCATTCGGTAAAGTTGCAGAAACGGCAGCATCACCATTAATTGGTATATTTAAAGCAATGGGTGTATATAACCGTGTAATTAATACACCCTACCTTGTTGCGCGTCAAGTTTCACAAGGTAGAGATTTATTTAGTATTAAAACATTTAAAGATGCATGGGATGGTCGTCGTCTATATGATGATGGAGCATTAAAAGAAACTATTGCAGTATTTGGTGATGCAAATGTAAAGGTTGCACAAGGACTTCTTGCTGGATTAAAACCAGGAGAAATTGTTGAACAGTATGGAACTATAGATAATAATTTATTAAAGGCTTTGCAAAAAGCATACAATGACCCAGATTCATTTAAACAAGTAATGGATGGGGTAAAATATTCACAAGTTTCATTTGGTAGAGATATAGCACGTATTTTTGACACAAAACCAACTAAGGGTAACTTGCATCAAGACTATATTGATGGAAAAACAAAAAATATTTCTGGTACTCTTGATTTTATTTACCAGTTAGTTATTGACCCACTTACTTATGTAAGCGGTGGTCTATCTAAATTACCTATTCTTGGTAATAAATTTATGTCACGCGGAGATAGACTTGTTAAAACAATTGAAGAACGTGGCACTGCTGGAGTACGTG